GCGTGGCAAGGGGCATACTGATGCTGGCCGTGCTGAATTAGACCGTTTGCGCGCTGAGAACGAACAGCTACGGGCGTATTCGGCTAATACGCAAGTAACAAGCTACCAAAGCCAAGTTACAGCGCACTTATCGGCTAAGCAGCGCGAAGTAGAAGCGCTATCGCAGCAGATGGTTGAGGCGCTGGAAAGCGGCGAGACAGCCAAGCACGTTGAGCTTCAGCGCAAGCTAAACGCGGCTCAGTATGAAGAACACCAGTTGCGGCAGGCGCAGGCACAGGCTGACCAGCAGGCGCAAGCGCTGGCACAGCAGGCGCAGCAAGCACAGCAGCAGCCGCAACAGCAAGCACCAAGCATCGACCAAGAGGCGATGGCCGACTTTATGGACGGCATTTCTGATTGGTACGGCCAAGATCAGGCCGCTTCACAGCAATTGCAGCGCATTGATAACGCGCTGGCTGCTGAAGGAACTTTTGAATACGGCAGCCAAAGCTACTTTGATGAGCTTGAGCGCCGAGCAGCCCGAGCGCTGCCAGACTATTTCGACCGCCAACGTGCGGAAGAAAATGCGGACAACGAGCCGCCGCGCCGCGCTAAGCGGCAGTCCGACGTGCTTCCGCCCAGTGGCGAGAGTCCACCTTCACGAAGATCAAAGCAAAGCGGGATTCGGCTTACAGCCGAGGACAAGCGAGCAATGGCTTTGTGGGGGTATGACCCTCGCGACGAAAACTCTGCACGCAGCTGGAAAGCTGCAAAACGACTAGCAGGACAGGAATAGCACAATGGCTAAAGCAGCCGCACGCCGGACACCATCCCGTCGCACAGCGACATCACGTTCTTTAGCGAAATCATCCAAGGACACCGCAGCACAATCTGTTGCCGCGACCCGAGCCGATGACACACGCGCCGCTGAGAGCCGCCCCGAAATGAGGCCGCGGGCTAGGCGAAGACAGGGACATGATGGCGTATTCCCCAATGTTCAGGCACTGCCTGGCATGGCGCAGCGATGGGTGCGGATACGTCTCGCAGGAGACGACGACTGGGATAATTTCGACCGACGACGCCAATCAGGCTGGGAGGTTCGCCCCTTGGATACGGTTCCTATGAACCAGAGGCCAACGGCAACGGGGCGCGAGCATCCAGTTCTAGCCAACGCATTTTTGGCGAGTGGTCACGTTCTCATGCACATGCCGGAAGAGTGGGTTCAAGAGGAACGCGAGGCTTTGGCCCAGCGCACTCAGGACGACGCTAATTCGGCGCTTCGACAATTCCGCGATGAAACTCCACTTGATGCGCGCCGAGAAGGCGACGAAATGATTGAGACGTTCAGTAACGATCAGGGTCTTGTCCCGCGCGGAGATTAAACTCGCCATACTATGTAGCGACTTGGAGTGACATTGCGGTCCTAAATGGACTGGAAAAATGGCTAATCCAAACTCGACTGAGGGTTTCGTCCCTGTAGATCATCAAGGCCAAGGTTGCCTTGAAACTAACGAGTACACCATTGCTCTCAACTACACGACTGCGATTCACCGCGGCGACCCAGTAAAGCTCTCCGGCACCGGCCGGAACATCGAGCTTGCTGCCGCTGGCGATAAGATCGTGGGTGTGTTTGCTGGCGTGGAGTACGACTTCGCTGAGGCCGCTCAGGGCGGCAACAACTTCTCTTACCACGGTAAGTTTGCTCAAGCTGAACTGAAGGCCGCACGGGCTTTGGTTTACGATGATCCGGACACGATCTTCCAGATCGCTGCAAGCGGCGCTTCGGGCATTAACACCGTTGGTAATAACTGTGACTTTATTCTTGGTGGCGACGCTGCGGCGGCTAAGCGCTACGGCAAAGGTACTGCGCAAGTGAATAGCGCGACTTTTGCAACGACTGCTGACGTGCTTCGCGTTATCGGCTTTGCTCGTACCGAGGATAATGACTCTGAATCTGACTATGCTCGTATGCTGGTCGTCATCAACGACGACTTCCATCAGCATAAGTCACCAGTTGGTATCTAAGGGAGACTGACAAATGATTAATCGCTACAGTTTCCCCAAGCACCTGCTTGTTGGTCTGAACAAGGTTTTTGGTGATGCGTATGCTGACCACGAACCACAATGGTCCAAGATTTTCGACAACCCGAAGTCCACTAAGGCGTTCGAGGAAGATCAGGAAATCATTGGGCTGGGTCACGCCCGTCAAACAGCTGAAGGTGAGTCCGTCCAGTACGAGACTGCCGGTGAAGGCTCCACGACGCGGTACACCCACGTTAAGCTGACCCACGGCTTCCAGATCACCCGTGAAATGGTGGATGACAACCAATACCTGTCCATCGCTCCACGTCTGGTTCGCTCTATGGTTCGCGGTAACATGCAGACCAAAGAGACCCGTGCTGCCAACGTCTTCAACAACGGCTTTAACTCCAGCTACACGGGCGGCGACGGTAAGGCGCTTCTGGCGACCGATCACCCGAATGCACGTGGCACCTGGTCAAACAAAGCTGGTACGCCTGTAGACCTGTCTGAAGCTGCTCTGGAGTCCGCTCTGACGGCAATCAGCCAGTTTACTGACGGTCGCGGCATGAAGATTCTGGTGAAGCCAAAGATGCTGCTGGTTGCGCCTGCAAACGACTTCAACGCGTCTCGTATCCTTACGTCTTCGCGCGGTCGTGTTGGCAACAACCACAACGACAAGAACGTCATCTACGATGAGGGCCGGATCCCCGGTGGTTACTCTGTGAACCATTACCTCACCGACGATGACGCTTGGTTCATCATCACGGACCTGCCTGACACCTTCAAGCTGTTCCAGCGTCAAAAGCTGGAGCAAAAGCACATGGAAGATGGCGAGCGCGAAGTGTTCAAGTACTGGACCTCTGAGCGTTACTCCGTTGGCTGGACTGACCCACGCGGGGTCTACGGCTCCGAAGGCGCAGCATAAGCTGAGCTTTGATAGGGCGGCTCGAAAGGGTCGCCCTTTTCCTTTAGGAGACGTGCCGCATGTCGATGGTAACTTTTGATCCGCTCGTTTTGATTGACGAGGCGTTTGAGCGCGCCGGGTACAATCTGAGCATGGTCACAGGGCGACAGTACAATTCTGCCTTGGTGAGCCTTGAAATGGCTCTGATCGACATTGAAAACCACGGCACCTATCATATTCACTCGCTAACCGAGACGACCGCGACGCAAACGGTGATAGCGGGGCAGACGGCCTTCAACACGCCGAATGCTATGCGAGTTGTAAGCTCCATCGCGGCGACCGCTGCTGATGGCTCTGTAAGCGCGCTTGCGCTTGTAAGCCTGTCCCAGTTGCAATCCTTCGACGCCAGCACTGCGGCTGTGCCAACGCACTACGCGCAGACTGGCTCTCAGCCTGTGGCGGTCACGCTATGGCCGACGCCAACAGGTGAAGTAAGCCTTAACATCACAGGGCTAAAGTTCATTACCGGCCCTGACAGCGCTTTTGACGCTGTGATGCCTGTTCCTCGCCTTTGGTACGATGCGCTTGCTGCGTCTTTGGCGCTCAACCTGTGCCGTAAAACGCCTATGCCAGCCCGTGACGGGTCTTGGCAATCCACCCTAAGCATGTTGATGCAGCAAAAGGCTGAGGCCATTGAGCGCGCCCGACGTGAGACTTACGGGCGTGGCTCAATTAAAATTAATCCGAGGTAGCGCGTATGAGTCTAACTTACACAGCGCTCAAAAACCGCATCACCGAATACGCAATTGGTCAGACTGATAGTTCTGCAGAGTTTACAGCAGCGCTAGAGGGCTTCATCGACCAAGCAGAACAGCGTCTGAGCCGTGATTTGGTGGTTCCAGCGCTGACGCTGAACACCGACGTTGCGACATCGAACAGCGTGTCTGTGTTCAGCTACCCAAGTAACGCTGTTTACCTGCGTTCTTTGCGGGTGAAAAATGGCGCGCTGTTAACTAAGCGCACGTTGGAAGTCCTGCAATCGCTGGCTATTGGCCAGCCTGTTGGCGTGCCACGTGTTTACGCAGAGTATTCTACAGGACAGTTTATTGTCGCGCCGCCGAGCAATGGCGCGACGGACCTGACCGCGAGCTTTGCACGCCGCATCCCTGCCCTGTCAGTGGACAACAGCACTAACTGGTACTCTGAAAACGTGCCGGATTTGCTGTTGTGCGCCTGTATGGTGAACGCAGAGTCCTTCAATCAGAATGAACCGCGCCAAGCAGCGTGGGAGCAAACCTACAAAGATCGCCTCGCAAGCGCATTGCGCGAAGCTGACGGGTACGAGATCGACCGACACACCGGGGGCAATCCATGAGCGATACCAACACCACAAACCTAGCGCTGACCAAGCCAGCGGTGGGCGGCTCCTCCGGTACTTGGGGGACCAAGATTAACCTGAACCTCGATGTTCTGGATAAAAAGCTGACACAAAAGGTCAGCATTGACCTTGAGGTGGCGCTTGGCGGCGGTTCGGGGCCAATCGCCTTGTCCACCTCACAGCAACAGTTTTCCGTTCTTGAGTTTACTGGCACGCTGAGTGGCGCTGTAGCCGTAGAAACGTCTGCTGGGGCTGCAGGACACTGGATCGTCCTGGACTCTACTGCTGGCGGTCAAACCGTTACGTTGCGCCCTACTGGTGGCTCTGGCGTGGACCTGCCTGCAGGGCAGTACGCGCAAGTATTCTCTGACGGCACGAACATTGTTGCAACAGGGGCTGCAAGCGGCGGGGCAACC